GTCAATCTCAGGGATTGCACAAAGTATGTGATACCCAGACGGTTGCGGGAGTTGCTTTGCTTTTGCTTCTTGTGTTTCCGGCAGAACGGTAGACTGTTCTGGATTGTCAGGGTTCTGACCAATCAGTATTTCACTCATTTGCGTCTGTCTCCAGATGTTTAACAAGGTCTAATATGTGACGCTCTGCAAAGGCTAGACCTTTAATTACCCCACAGAGATGCTGATACTCATCAAAAGTTTTGCAGACGCCGTTTGCTAGATCGTCCGAGTAATTGTTCATGTCATTGCGCAGGGTCTTTTTTAGCTCCTCTGCGAACCTCATATACATCATTGCTTAGTCTCCTTGGAGTTTTGCTGTGCCCTACGTGCTTCTTCTTTATGCTTTGCCATATCAACGCCTATCTTTGTTCCTTCCATTTGTTGACGGCCTTTGATTTCTTCTTCGCGCAACCGGATTTCGTCTGCTTTAGCAGCAATATCCGCCATATCTTTTTTAGACTTGCGTTGTATTTCCTGCATTTGAATTTGCATCTTAGCTTGTGACTCTTGCATTTGAGCTTGCATCTGCGCTTGTGCTTCTTGGGCTTTAGCTTGACCCTCTTGTTGTTTTAACTGCAACCCTTGCTGCTTTATCTGCAACTCTTGTTGTTGAAGTTGAATCAACGGGTCTTGAGCGTTTTGTTTAGCTTGTTCCTGCCCTGCCAACGCTTTACTCTGCGCCAACACTTGTGGAGCAGCTTGTGCCAACAACTGCGACAACTGATACTCCATCTCAGGCGGCAGCCCTTCTTTAGAGTCTGGCAATGCTGCACCCAGCGCGTCAGATATTTTGTTACGATAGGCAAACCCAACGTGTTCTGTAATGTGAGACAACATCGCTGCTTGAATAGCTTGCGCTTGTGGGTTTTGACCAATTAGCTTTTGTATAATAGGGTCTTGTGCAGCGGCGTTATGGACTGCAATGTGGGACTCGTGATCCTGATATGCAAACGCTTTAACCGGTTTGCCAGACAAAACATTTTGATTTTCTTGCACGGGATCAGTTGGTTTTAAATCATCCACGGTTGGAATAAGCTTTTCTATGTTTTTAATGCCCAATACCTGCAGCATCTGCCGGTGTAGTTCTGGCATGTCATAAATCTGAGGCGAAGACGTTGATAGCTGCAATACGGCTTGATATTGTGCAATCCGCTGGCTCATCGTAGCCGTATTGGGATCAGACACCGGTATTATTTCCAAATGCCGATAGTCCTCATACTTAGCTTTGCGGCCCTGCTTTCCGTCTACGTCGTACGGATACTCTTCGTTAGCCGGTGAATCTTCGCGCACTAACTCTGCAATTAACTGCAACTCTTGTTTAAACGCGTAATGCACCCGCGCTTGCACCGCTGACATCACTTTTAACTGGCGCTCAAGCAAAGCCAGCGTTGTGCCTACAGGGGCTTGCGCTGACATATCAGATACTTTCATATCCGCAGTAGCCGCAAAGCGACGCCCTTCTTCCACAATCTTGTCCAGCAACCCAGACAGAACCATGCTTGGTTCTTTATACGGCAGCGGAAGAATGTTGTCTTTTATAGACCCAGAACCAATATCCACGTCACGAAACTCACCCGGAGCAATCGGCGTGTCATCTCCTTTAATCCGCAGACCCCGTGATTTCAAACCTCCGGGAAGATTACTTAGCGTCCCAGCGTCAACTAGCTGGCGAATGATGCTCGTTGCGCTTTTAGCAAACCCACCAATTAAGTGAAACAGGCCAAAGCCATAAGCACCAAAGCCGGGAATGTATTGATAGTGAACGTAGTGCAACCGTTTTTGCCGTTTTTTGTCGTCTTCTTTCCAGTTACGGCGAATAGACAAAATCTGATCTGTGCCATCAACAAACGTCACAATATACGGCAACGCCAAGCCAGTTGGCTCATCATCTTTGTCCGTGTCCTCAAACCCCGGCAAATCAAGGTCAACACACGCTTCATAGATCGTATACCGATCATCGTTTATGGAAGATACGCCCATTTCTAAATCTTTGCGTTTCTGGATATCTGTGTTTGTTTTGAGCGGTTCACCCAAGTCCACGTCTAACCAAAACCCGTTGTATTGCAACACCGCTACTTCGTTTTTAGTTTTGCGCATCCGGTGCGTAATACGATGGCATGTCAACAATTCAGACGCGCCATACGGCAGCATAATATCTTCAGCCGGTACAAACACCGAAGTCTGGCGCTCTAGCACTGGGTCTTTATAGACTTTCTTAAAGGCTGACCCCGCCCCCGGAAGGCTCCACAACATGCGCTCATGCTCAGGACGAAACTCGGTCATATTCTCCGTCAACTGCCAATTCATATCTTCTGACACACGCGCTGCTGCTGCATCTTTATCTATTGTCTGTTTACCAACAATTTTAGTTTTAACCGGCCCCGCAGCGGGGAAGGTTTCCATAATCGTTTCAGACTGAAACCGCACTACAGCCTCAGTTATCATCGGGTGATACACACCACACGCTCCGGGCCACGGTTCCGTGCGGTTCTCGTATTTAAGACCCAGCAACTGAATACCGTCTTTCATCATCGTTTCCCAATCTTTGCGGGAATTGATGTCGTTTTTAATGTCAGCAGATAAATCAGAGACCAAAGTCTGTAAAGCACGCTCGTCCATTTCTTCCGCAAGGTTAGCGTTAAAATCTTCTGAGCCTTCTTTCCCCGGTTCTATTGAAATCTCAATCCCACCCGCGTTGATGTTTACTTCCTCGGGGTCAACAATCTCAATTTCAACATCTGGTTGATCTTGCGACATCGCGTCGATGCTTTGTGGTGCCTGATACAAACTTTTATCCATAGCCATGTTATTTCCTTAAAGCAGCGTTTGTTTTAGGGTTGTAAGTAAAAGCCGTTGCAGGTTTTCCGGTTCTTTTAGCAGCCCTGTCTTTAGCCCGTTCTTCAGCGGTCATCGCATCACGAAGAGCGCCGCTTTTAGTAAATGTTTTGCCATCAGTTTTTAACTGCCCCCGCGCTTGCAGCACAGCTACCGCCGCTGCATGGGGGTCAGTTGGCGGATTCTTCTGAGTGCGCATCTGCTCTGTTAATCTATCCAACAATTGATTTTTTCCCATAAATTTTTGCGTTGCCATATAAGCCCTTAGTAGTACGCCATGCTGCGGCGTGGCCTAAATTCTTTAACAGGTTCTGCTTCATCCAGTGCTGTACCTACGAACCCGCCTTGCCTAAACCGTAGCAACGCTTGTGTTGTCGTATCCACAAAGTCGTCATGTTCTCCAACCGGAAACGCCGCCATTTCTTCAATAACCTCGTGCGCCCAGCGTTCATCGGGTGCCCAAATCCGCCCACTGGCAAATAAATCAGCCACCGCGTTTACACGGACAACCTTGTCATTACCCCGGCTTGGCGTGAACTCCTGCACTGGAATCCCCGCCATACGCAATTCTTGGATCAACGGCGCACCTGCCGCTTTTTTCTCAACAATGAACGCATCCGGTTTCCAATCTTTATAGTGATTAAGCGCAACTTCTTTTAGCTCAGGGAACTCCATCCGATCTTTAAAAGCGTCCAGCAGTATCACTTGAGGCGCATTCTTCTCCTCCTCGTTATACCACACCCCCCACGTTGTACAGGCGCTATAGTCAGCGGAGGTCTTAGCTTCAAAGGCGGTATCCCATGACTGAATTACAAACTGACAAGCAGGGGGGCGCTCATAAGGCCACATCCGCCACATCTCCCGCTTGATAATAGCTACAGTGTCAGAGGTCGGTTCCTGCTGATACTGGGCGTTCCAAAAACGTGGGAGTAACGACGCTTTTGTTTTAAGTAGCTCTTCTACGGGCCACTTCTCAGGCCACAGCGCTTTACCTGACGGCAAAATAGCAGGAAGTTCAACAATCTCCCACTGATCCGCTTCTGGGTTTTTAGTCTGATAATCAATCAACTTGGCTGTTAAATCTAGCTGCCCCCACCGAGTCATCACCACAATAACCGAACCACCCCACATCAAACGCTGCCGTGGGCCGGTCTGATACCAGTTCCACGCTTGCTCAAACGGTAGCTTAGACCCACTCTTTAAGTCCTGTTCAGAGTGCGGGTCATCTATAACCAGCAGGTTAGCGCCACGTCCAGCCAGCGCACCACCAGTACCTACCGCGTAATACTTGCCTCCTTTGGCTGTATTCCACGACCCCGCGCTCTTAGAGTCTGCGCTCAGTTCAGTGCCGGGGAAGATTTCTTTATATTCAGGTGAAGCAATTAAGTTACGCACCCTACGACCAAAGTCCTCAGACAGAGACGACGTGTGCGTTGCCATAATGATTTGGAACTCTGGATGATGCCCCAGCAACCACGCTGGCAGCAAAAACGAAGTCAATTCCGATTTACCGTGGCGTGGGGCAACATTGATGATGACGCGTTTCTTTTTGCCATCCAGCACGTCTTTAAAAAGCTTTGCCATAATCTTGTGGTGTGCGCCAACGGAATAGTTGGGATACACCTTTTTGGCAAACTCAATCAACGATGTCTGGGCGGCAGCAACTTCCAACCGCTTGATTTTTTCTTCAAGCAGCGTCAGTAGTTCTTCTTTTTGTTCACGCTGCGCTGGCATTAAGCTCTTCCAGTTCTGGTGGAATATCCGCTACTTTGCCTTCAACCACTTGCATCAAGTCCATATACTTATCCATACGGCTCTTGATTTCGTTTTCCAAATCGGTGTCAGACAACTCCGCTTTCTTGACTTCAATGCGGTCTGTAAACAGTGCCACTTCGGTAACCTTGCCTAATAGCTCAATGGCCCGGAGGCGGATTTTAGCGTCAGGATGCTTAGACTCTTCCAACAACTGCGCTATACAGTATCCGCGTAACTCTTTAGCTTGGTCAACAAAGGCCCAATCGTAAGCGGTAAGCATTCCGACCAGATGCTGGACGGCTTTGGGAACGGTGACTTTGGCTAGCGCGGTTTGTTGTGTTGTGGCGTCCAGCGGTATGGTCATTGCTGCAAACGCTTCTTGGGCTGATTTTTGCTGCGCGGCGGTTATTGTGGCGTCGTCGTCAAAGCCTAATTCCTTTAACCAATCAGAGGTTTCGGTTTTTCCGTCCACAATATCAGCAGCGCCAGCTTTTTTATCTGGGATAAACGGTGCGTCATCTGGCAGCACACTGGGTGCGTAGTCGGCATCTTGTATGCTAATCAAGTGTTCAAACATTTAACCCCGCGCTTATTAAGCGAAAAACATATTTACTTTTTGGCAAAGCTATAATACACTACGAACTCCTCCGTTGTGAAGCGCTTAAAAAGCGCCCTTCAGTGGCCCCACCTCCTCGGGGCCACTTTTTTTACCTTGATGTGTAAAAACTTTGACAGGTTAACTCTGCATTTTTTATGTAAAATTTTTTACATGGGGTCTAGTTTTCTGGCGGTGTGTTTTAAAAACAGTGTTTTAGCCAAGCTGCCACACTGCCCCGTCAAAAGGGTTCCCCGCCCCCCAGTGGGGTGACGCTGCGACGCTGCGGGGCTAGGCCGCGAAGCTGCGGGGTGAACTGAGAGTTACCAAAACACGTTATGGTATACTTATGTTGTCGAATTGCTCTACGCCGTGGGGCTGCGACGCCACTTAGTAGCAACGTGCTACTGAGTTACACAAACAGGAGTTACACAAATGAGCCTTACCATTGAAACCCGTAACCAAGCCTACCTGATTTTTAACGCCGTGAACGACACGGCTTGCGACTTTGCAGAGAAGCTGTTGGGCATGGGGGTTGACGAAGCAGTAGGACGAGCGCTTGCGATGGAGTGGGCAAGCGCGAAGTATCACACGCCCATCACAATGGGGCAGCGCGGTCTTATGTTGCCACAGGGCAGCAACGCCCGAAGCGCAATGAATCGCGTCATCGGGTTTATCTGGCCGTCTGAATCGGCCACGCCGAAGAAGAAAGCCAAGCGCAGCGCCGTCGATCCTGTTGAGGCGTTGATTAAGAAAATCAATGCTTTGACACCCGCGCAGCGCCGCCGCATTCGTGCGGCGATTTAACTCAGTAGCACGTTGCTACTGAGTTTGACACTTTTCCACGGACTGATTCCGTGGGCGCGATGGGGGCGGCGCTATTCTGCCCCCGCTTGTTTTGGAGAAACGACATGACAATTAAAGCCCTGCAAGAAGCCGTGGCGTATGCCACGCTGCAACACAACCACGTTTGGGCGGCTGCGTTACAGGCCGCGCTTGACCGACTGACCAAGTAGTCCCGCACTCGTGCGCCGTGACAGGGCGCACTGTGGGCGCGATTGCCCTTAACCGATGGAGAAACGACATGAGCAGGTTGATGAAAACACTGGCGCGGCAAGGATCGCGCTACCAAGCAAAAGAGACATACCGCCACCACCACGAACTCGGCATGACGTTACAGGCCGCTGCTGAAAAGGCAGCGGAGGATACGGTGCTGTGGGCAGCGTTGAAGCTGCGCCGTAAGCACTTGATCAAGACAAGACGCCGCGCTTACCGCGCCGCCTTGAGATTCACGGGCTGGAAGCCCAAAACATACTGCCCGTATTGGGTAGAAAAACAGTAGCTGCGTAGCCGCACCACATAACTCAGTAGCATTGTGCTACTGAGTTTTCCCCCTTAACATGGAGAACGACATGACTGAGAAACAAATTGTAGAAGACTACTACGCAGCCATTACATGGCTGCACCACGACTTCGAGGAGGGGCTGACCAACAACATCCCTTACATGGACGCACTAACAGAAAGGTTCATAAAGACCGGCATCTATGACGTGCTGGTCGACATCTTAGATGCGGCATGGGAGAAGTCCGAGTTGACCGGCAACTTCGCCACGTTTGAGCGCGCGCTACTCCGCGTTCTCAGGAGGACAAACCATGCGTAAAGAAGAAACGACGTGGATTCACTGCATCATCATATGCGGGGGCTGCATCCTCGCGTTGGGCGGTCTCATCGTGGGCGACGTGCTGCTCACCTTCATCGGCTGGGCAACCATCTGTGCGGGGGCTTACGCCGAGACACGACTCCTCACCCCACGCCGCCGCAGCTAACTCAGTAGCACAATGCTACTGAGTTTCCCCCCAACTGACACTTACGGTAACGTCTTTTGGTAAGTGTCAATGGACAATAGTCCACTACGTCCACTTGCAAAACCAAAAAGTGGGCGTAGTTTTGTTCAATGAAAACAAGATAGTCAGCGTCTACCTGTCCAAATAGTCCACATATATATATACTTTTACTAAACTAATAATATATACGGGTAAATCTGGACGTTGGACTTTTAACTTTCCCGTTAAAAAAGTCGGACAGTAAAAAGTTAAAAAAATGGTGGACATTTTGGACACCACACACCTAACACGTTGATTGTGTTACGCTACATCGCGTCCACATTTGAAAAAACCAAGTGGACGTTGTTGCCTTTCCTTAGACTACTTGGACACAAACCTGTATCTCGTTAAATTCATGGAGGTTTCATGCGTCAACTTTGCATTATCTGCCTAAAAAATAAGCTAATTCGTAGCTTTCGCTACGTTTCCACGCCCAATATAGGCGGCAGAACGCTGCGCTTGATAGGGAAAAAGTGCAACGCTTGCCGCACCACCGCGCTACTCCGCGAACCATCCGGCAAAGCGCTGCGCACCGCCATTGAACGCGGCGAGATCAGTTATGTGCAGGGAACGCTCATGCTGAAGAAGCACACCGAGCAACGCAAGCAACGCAACATCATCCGCAAGGCCAAACTCAGCGGCGTTATGAAGAAGGTACACGCTAAACGCCGCGCACGACTCCTCACCATGTAACACCGCACCACGCAGCACCGTAGCACCGCACCACGCAGCACCGCACCACGCAGCAAAACTCAGTAGCATTGTGCTACTGAGTTACACAAACGTAACACCACAACAGGAGATTCACATGAAGACGAAGCCCAGTATCAACCACATCCTCAACACACGCGAGACCAATACGAAGTTCGGCCTCATCAAGCGCATCGCCTACGTGCAGGGCAGCAACCGCAACGAGGCGCACTTCATTCACGAGCGCAGCGCTGACGCCACGCGCATCACCATCAAGCGCATCGCTCGGTGGCGCAACGCAAGCATTTATAAATAAAGGAGAATCAAAATGAAAAAGACATGGAAAGAATTCAGCAGGATGAAAATGCACGACAACTTCTACGGGTGCATCAACAGTGAGGGGGAATGGTTTGACTCCAGTGAACTGTTCAACACCGCCATTCACTGGTGCGTGATGAGCGCCACCCACGGCGACGACCGTGGGATAGAGGATGAAGTCCGATGGATGGACGACGTAGGCAGCAAGCTTGGGTATTCAATCGTGCATAGCACGATGCTGGAGAAAATGTATGAAGCAGGTCTTATTAAATAAAACGAGGAGAACTGAGATGAGCAGTGATGACTTGGAAGCAGTAGACCTTTGGTATGTGATGGGCATCGCTGGTGTCTGGTACGAGACCAAGATGCAAGCTGAAGAGGCGGCACGTAAAGCGTTTCTTTTTGATGATGCGGACAAGCGGTATGCCCGTATCTACTATAAACGGTTTTATCAGGAGGTTTAAATGAAGACGATGGATTTATTTAGTTTGCCGTTTAGTGAATACATCGCGTATCGGACACGATACGCCGTAGACGCTGCGCGGCGTAGCAAAGTAATAGACATGGATTACGCGTTTCTGTCGCTGTTGCAAGCGATGTGGGCGCGTGAGTATTGGTTCAACAAAAACACACAGGAGGTGTGAGATGAATTACCACTACACAGTCAAGTTCACTGGTGTTGACGCCAACATTCCCAACAAACTAAGACGGCGAACGCACATCATCCGCAGCATCCTCGCGGAGAACTCATCAAGCGCAATCACGCAAGCGATGGCGCTCATCCAGAAGAACCCGAAGTTCAAGGGTCTGTATCACCCCACGTATTCAATCTACAGCGTGGACTAAAACTCACCTAAATTATTCAGGTGAGTTACACAAACACACTTCACAACAGGAGAATCAAATGTTAGAGCATATTAGAGAACATGATGCGAACCGCTGCTACATCAGCCTCAGAACATGGATGGGGATGTATAAACACGGCGATAAGTGGCAATGCGCTGAGGATATAACGGTGCAGCGCGGGGTGTGCAAGGAGATCGGGCGAGCAATCGCGGTGTCGCAGGTGATGAAGATGAAGCCGCTTCTGCCACTGGCTGTTGCGCAGGTGCTGGTGGACGCGGTGCCAAACTTAACGCAGCAGCTTGAGTTGCTACGCGCACTGGTTGGTGGCGACAAGGCACCCTGCCCTGACTTTGCTTCCGCGCTGTATCGTGACGACAAACGCTTCGATGACCACTACTGGGAGTCGGTGCCGTGGGCGCGAGAGACTTGGTTTCTGGAGTCGCCGCTGCGCTTGATGCACTCGCTGCATGTGCCGCGTGAAGATGCTAACAAGGAGGCAGGGGGTGTTGCGTTCGCTGAATCGCCGCAGAAGATGGTGTCTGATCGGTATACGGTGATGAAAGCAGGGCGCTATCTCACGCGGTTCTTTAGTGGCAAGCTGACCGAGAAGGACATTAAAGGTTGGGCGGATTTGTATGTGCAGAGGTATGCACCGGTCGAGGTTAAGTTTGCGCGTGACGACAACCCCGATGAGATGATCCGCGTGGTTGCTGAAGGGCCGCGAGAATCATGTATGTCCAACCGATACCACAGCAGCAACGATTGGTTCAAGGGGCATGTGCATCCGGCTGCGGTGTATGTCACGCCAGACATAGAGATCGCCTACGCGGAGGCAGAAGGTGAGGTTGTTGCGCGTGTCATCTGTAACCGCATGAAGAAACAGGCTGCTCGCATCTATGGCGATGGGCGTAGGTTGTTACCCGCGTTGCAAGCGCTTGGCTATACGCAGGTGGAACATGCACTGGT